TTGAAGATTTAGCTACAAAATTAAAAGGTGACAGCGCAGGAATTGCAATTGCAATTGCAGAATCAAGTGGCTTTACAATTTCTATACCAGATGCAATGATAGACAATTCTCAACCAGAGAATGGTGATTTTATGCTACAAAGCATACCATTCAGAGCATTTGCTGCTAGTGAAACTGCAACAATAATTTCAATCACGATCGCATAATCACGCCATTTTCATCTAAGGATGAAATATGAAAGTAAAAACCGATCATGGTACTTTTGAAGTACGTGATATAACGTTTAAAGCTCGAAGAGAGTTACATAAACTAGAAGTTAAAGCAATTACCAAAGAAGGCGAAATTAATACTGAGAAGTTCTTTGATGTCTTAGACTGGATACTCAACTTTAGTTTTACTGATCCAGAAAAAATACTTGGCAACCTAGATGATAATGCTATTGACGCAGTGTTAATGTCAATATACAACGCATACAAAGAGCCAAACCCAAAAAAGTCTTAATGCACCGCGTTGCGGTTTGGATGTCATATAAACAGCAACCAAGCCGCAATCTCCAGTTTCCATACACTGCGCAGTCTCCTACGCTCAAGAAAAAGATTACCTATACAGAAGAAGTATTATGGCAAGAGATAGAAAGGTTAGTAGAAGAAAGTAAAGATGGAAAATTCACGCTTGGTGCAGCGTTATATTACTCATTAGTGTTTTGTGCTGATTCCACATATTTCCTCACGCCTGAGACTGTTTTTGCGCTTGAGGAGTATATGTCTATGAAAAGGTTTAATTTACCATTAGCAAAAACTATAGATGACGCAGATTATCATCGCTTAGTCATCTTTTCTGCTATAGATGAAGAATTTAACGCACTCCAATCAGAAGATATAAAGAAACAAAATGGCTGAAAAAAAGTTTATCATTGAGGTTCGCACAAAAGGTTTTGCGCGAGCTAATAGAAATTTTAAGCAATTAAATACAGATGGCAAAAAATATGTAGAAACTACAAAAAGAATGCGTAGATCCACTGCTGGATTAGAAGCATCTTTAGGTTCTCTAAGAAATAGATTATTAGTAAACGCATTTGCGATTGCTGCCGTTACAAAAGGTTTTCAATTGTTTTTTCGCACCGCTATACAGTTTGAAGATGTTAAAGCAAGACTAGTTGGACTTACAGGTAGTGTAGAAAATGCGGAATTTGCATTTCAAAAATTTAATACAGTTGCATCCTCCACACCTTTTCAATTAGGTGATGTAGTAAACGCAGGTGCGCAATTACAGGCATTTGGTAGTGTAGCTACTGACACCATAAAACCTATTACAGACTTAGCTGCATTTATGGGTACAACTGCAACCGAAGCAGCAAATGCTTTTGGTCGAGCCTATGCTGGAGGAGCAGGTGCTGCAGACATTTTACGCGAAAAAGGCGTACTTAACATTATTAAATCTTTTAAAGGAATTGAAGATTTAAGTAAAATAACATTGCCAGAGTTTAGAGATGCATTAATAGGTGCATTAGAAACTCCTTCAGTTGGTATTGCAGGTAGCGCAGATAGAATGTCAAAAACATTTACTGGTGCTGTAAGTAATATGTTTGATGCACTAGGTAGATTGAGCGCAACATTAGCAGATCCACTTTTACCTGCATTAACCAATGCAATCAATAAAGTTACTGATTTTTCAAAAGCGGCTAGAAGAGTGACTATGGATATATTCAATATTGTAGATCCTGCAGCGATTAGTAATTTTGATATGTTTGGAAAAAAAGTTTCTATAGTAGAGTTAGAATTAGGCATGATGACCACAAAGCACTTACCTAAACTCAGACAAATGTTACAACAAGCAAAGGAAGAATCTGCAAGGTTTCAAAAATCTCTTGATGATCAAGCAAATGCAGCGCAAAGATCTGGAGATATTTTTTCTGGTGAATACACATTAGCAATAGATACTGGAAGCCAAACACAAGAAAACTTTTTTAACAAGTTAAAAGATGGTACGCTTACTATAAAAGAACAAACAGAAGAACATGCAAATCTTACTGGATCTTTTTTAAAAATTGGAGAGGCAGTTGAAGAGCAAACTAATATTCAAGAAACAACAAATAATACCACAAACCGCGCTACTGAATTAGTTAAAGTGTATATTGAGAGAATAAAAGAACTTGAATTAGCGCAAAAAAATCAAACAATTGCAACTGCTGAAGCAAACTTTGCAGATGAAAAAAGAGAAACATTAATTAAGGCTCAAGCAGAATTACAAAGCATGCTTGCTGAACAAGAAAAGAAAAAACAATCTGCCGCTGAATTTTTTAATGAAGATGATGAGCGCAGAAGAACAAACTTAGCTGCGCAAAAAGAATTAAATGATTTACTTGCTGATTCAGAAAAAGAAAGATTAGATATATTATCATCATTTAATTCAATATTTACTCAAACCGATGAAGGCCAGCGTAGAAACATCGAAACTACTAGAGCTTTGATGGAAGCAAATAAAGAGTTAATTATTAGTCAAAATGGAATTAGTGAAGCTGATTTTGATTTAGCTGTTGATAGTTTAAATACTAATTTAGGAAAAACTAAAGATATGGCAGGTGTTGCAGCGTCTGCAATTACTACATTAGCAAGTGGATTAAAACAATTAACAGCAGAAGGTATGTCTCAAGAACAAAAGTTTGCTTCTTTATTAAGAACGTTAGGTAGTATAGCATCATTAGTTCCTGGAGGGCAGGCTTTTGGCGCAGGATTTACTGCATTATCTATGTTAGTTGGACATACTGGTGGTTTAATTGGTAATAATGGTATCCAACGCTTTGCGACTGGTGGTATGGTCCAAGGTCAAGATAATGTACCAATTATGGCGCAGGCAGGTGAGTTTATCATGCAACGTAGCGCAGTGCAAAACATTGGAGTGCAAAACCTAGCTGATATGAATAGATCTGGTAGTGCAGGTGGTGCAGTAACAGTTAATATTTCTGCACCTTTGGTTGATGATACAGTAGTAGAAAGTATACTGCCTGCTATTGAAAGAGCAAAAAGGATAAACCTTGCCTAATTTTAGACATGAAATAAAAAATTCAAATATTGTAGAAAATTGGTTGTTTCATTTTGCAGGATCTGGTGATGATTTATATCTTGCATTTTCAGATGTTACAGATTCAAGTATATTTTATTATGGTGTTATTTTAAATAGACCTTCAATAAGAGAGTCACTTAACTTAGCAAAATCTACTGCGAAAACATCAAACATATCAGTAAAGATACCAGATTTTAATTACTTAGGAAATCCAATTAGTGAACTATTAGTTTTTAGTTCTAACTATTTTATTAATCAAGTTGTTACTGTTTACTCAAAAATAAATAATCAAACAAAAGTTGAAATAGGAGTGTTTAGGTTAACAAATGTTTCACTTGATAATGACAAACTTTCTTTAAGCCTTACTGCTCATAGACCATTTGATGGAATTGAATTTCCTCAAGCTAAAACAGAGACAAACTTAATTCCAGTTCCTGTAAGCTATGGTAACTATACAAAAAATTCTGCTACAACATTTGCATCGCCACAATATGTAGAATCCTTAACAAGTAAGGCATATAGACCAGTGCCTTTTAATATGATAAAAGATGCAAAGACATTATATATAGATGGCTCTGCTACTTCCGATGCAGAATTAGCAGTATATGAAAAAAGTTTAGATGCATTTGTTCCATTAGAGGATGCAGAAAGCTCTACAAACAATACAGACAATGCTCATCATGGTCAGGTAAAAGCATCACAGAAAAGAGCATTTTATCAAAGACCTCACGCTTCAGAAGAAATTTTAGAACAGATTGATACAGTTTCTAATGTAGCAAATGCTTATGATGGAGATAACTCTACCTTTTCAACTTGGACTAATAGTCTTATTCAAACTGATGATACTGATATAATTACTTATGAATATAGTTTAAAACCAGTTTCAGGATTTTCTAAATCTTCGTTTGTTTCTGTGAAAGAAAATGATGGTGATGTTGCATTGTTGAATGAAGCATTGGATTCATCTGAAACTGGAATAGATATTACTAATGACGATAACCTTAACGCTTATGATGTTATTAAGATTGATAACGAAGAAATGAATGTAAATTCTATTTCTTCTAATACATTAACAGTAGGCAGAGGTTTTAATGGAACTTCTGGAGCAAGTCATGACAATGGCACTCATTTGATTCAGGATGATACACTAAATGTACTGTTTATTCGATATGCGGTTGAAATTAATACATTAACAGGAGATAGTAGTAGAGTTAAAATTATTTGGAGTCACGATAGCGGTAGATCTGATAACTCATACACAAGTAATCAATCAGTAACTACAAAAAAAATTCAAATAACTGGACCGACAGAAAAAGTGAGAATTAGAGTCAATTTTATATCTCAAGACACTGGTGCAACTCAACCTAGTTTGGTTGCAACTGTAAAAATATATGACATTTATTTATTAACCCAAAGAATAGAAGAAGAACCTTTAGAGGAACTTTACACAGCAAACGATGGTTTACCTGCGAATGGATATAATAGTAGTGCTGCTATTACTGAAATTCATGAAGCTCATAGAGATTTATTGAGTAGATTTGCAGGATTATCAAATTCAGATCCAACTGGGTGGAGTAATCTTAACTCAGATAAAAATTGGGTAATAAGATATTGGCAAAATGATATTATTGATTTAGAAAAAGCATTAGAAAAGTTGCAATATGAAGGTGGCTTTATTTACTCTCCAAATAGAGGTTATATACATATTAAAGATAGTGAAAGTGCAGATATTACATTATCAAAAATAGATTTAGCAGATATTTCAATAGAGCATACTCCTTTTTCTGAGTTGCAAACATCTATGAACATTAATTATCAAAAGCATCCAGCGGAAAAAACTAGGTATATAGTTTCTCAAGATAGTGCAAATTCTACAACCAGAACTAATTATAACATTGCAACACCAGAAAATAAAAGTCAAGTTAGACTTGATACATATATTAGTCCAACAATTCCAACAACACCAAGTTCAAATCCTAATGATGATTGGTACACATATTACGATAATATTTTTGGTTCAGTAAAAGCAATAGTAAAAGCAACTATTGTAAATCCAAAGTTTTATAACCATGATGATGATTCAGATTTATTAGGAATAGGCTCAAAGGTAAAGTTTGAGGATATGTACCCAGAGAGAATTTTTGGAAAGGCATTTACAGATGTAATATTTATGATTACAAACTTTAGTAGATCGCCAGGGAAGATAACTTTTACAGCGAGGGAAATAGCGTAATGGCAAATGTAAATATAAGAACACCAAGATTTTATTGTGATTCTATAAGCTACAGAAGATCGAGAGGAGTGGCAGTAGATACAAATTATGATGTTATGGCTGAAAATAGTGGTTCTAATTTAGTTGGTATTAAATCTGGAGGTGGTGTTGAGGCTGATCTTTTTGATATGCGACCTAGTAACCTAGTAACATTTAATACAAAAGCAGATGCTACCACTAGAGCAGATCATGTGGTAATTACTTTAGATTTGATGGGAACAACTTCTAATGTATGTAATTTTGTAGCGATATTAAACCATAATGCTGATTCATCAAATGCAAAGTTCAGAATTGCTAGTACAGATACAGAATCTGATATTCAAAGTGCAAATATGGTAAGTGCTACCGCCATTCAATCTACCGAAGTTTTAAATGGTACTGTTGGTGGAAGTTCACCATATACTATAGTACCAAGTGCAGATGGAAGTACAATTTTAACCTTTTCAGAAATAAATGATAGATTTATAGGTATTCAAATAGAAGGTCAAGGCTCTACATTCTCTAGTTCTAATGATTTTACAGTTGGGTGTATTTTAGTTGGAGAGTTTTATGATATGCCGCATGCTCCAGACTTAAATATCAGTAGATCCATTACATTTGATAAAGTAAATATACAAGAATCTGTTGGTGGACAAAGATATTCCAACATGGCAAATTTTGGTAAGTCAGCAGCATCTCAAAACAAATCTCCATTTGTAACTACAACATCACCTCAACAAGTTTTTGGCGGTAGAATGGCTTATGATATGAATTTTTCATACTTAAACTCTACAGATGTTATGCCTAATGATTATAGCACTCACAATCCAACAGACGATTCTACTGTAGAAGATATATGGAATAAGGTAAATGGTCCACATATTCCTTTCATATTTACAGCAGATGGAACTTCAACATCGGAGTCTGATTATTTATTTGCTAGATTTAATCAAGACTCACTTGATATGCAGCAAGTTGCGCCAGACGTATTTAATTTATCTATGAGTATCGCAGAAGAGTTCTAAAATAATCCTTGCCAAGTGTTGACAAAGTTTCTTAGTTTCTGTCAACACTATGAAAGAATTAAAACAACATATGAGAGAGTGTGGCTTTTCACAAAACCAATTAGCTAAACATATTGCACTCGATAAGTCCATGTTATCATTAATGATGAATGGCAAAAGAAAATTTAGACATGAACATAAAGTACGCATTGCGCGTGTACTTGGTATTAAGATGGATTTTATTCAATGGCCTTATTAGATTTGCTCCACAAAACATGGGCAGCACCACTTTTAATAGTGTACCCACAACTACTCTCTCTCTCTTAACACTATTAGGTGCTGCCCATGAGATATAAAATTATAATTAAAGACAGTGATGAGCGATTCAAGTTTGCACATGATTGTCGCAAAATATTCGATAAATCGAATACATACAAACCGCAGTCTAAGGAATCAGATATTGGTATTCAGTCAGAAATAACTGAATCACAATATAAAAAAGTGATCGCCTTATTAGAAAGACGCGGATATTCATATAAACTAATAAAGGAGTAATCGATGAGTGGTTTACTTAATGCTGATTATAGCGTGCCTTCTAGTGGTGAAAGCAGCTATATGAAGTTTGTAAAAGGTGAAAATAGATTCCGAATATTAGATACACCAGTAGTTGGTTATCAATATTGGCAGGATGATAGGACACCAGTTCGTATTAAACTAGCTAACGAAGCACCTGCTGGTGAGAAGCCAAAACATTTTTGGCAAGTTCCAGTATGGAATAATGATCAAGTAAAGATACTGGATATTACGCAGGCTACTGTGCAAAAGCAGTTGCTAGACTTGGATCGCAACAGTGAGTGGGGAAACCTATCACAATACGATGTGATTGTTACTAGAAATGGCGATGGTATGGAAACAACCTACACTGCAACGCCA